CGTCATCGTCATCCTCATCATCACCGTAATATGGATTTTGACCACCTCCGCCACCACCTTGATTCATTAATGCTAATCTTCTTCTTTGTTCTTCTAATTCTCTTCTTCGGATTTCGTTAAATTGTCTTTGTCTTTCTGCTGCTACTGATTCATTTGCTCGTTGTCGAACTAATGCATTTGCTGGATCATTAGGTATTACATCATATTCTCTTCCACCTATATATTCTTTTGCAAAAGGAACATCGTCACCAACAGTAACATCTGTATTTCCAACTCCACGCTGTTCTCTAATATCATCTTTTGTGTACTGAGAAGGAGTCTGTGATTCTGTTCCTGTTTCTGGATTAAAATTACCTCGGTCTCCTGGGTTATCTTCACGATCACCACCACCAGCACCAGTATTACTTTGTGCTCCTGTGTTTCCTGGAGCGCTACCACTATAAGCACCTGTGCCTCTAGCTTGATCTCCGTAATCAGAACCACGATACCCTGGTCTTGAACCGTCTTTATTATTTTTAACAAGTTGCATAACTCCACCATCAGCAGCCATCTCTCTAGGGTCTTCCATCATGCTACCAATACCTTCTTCGTTAGAACTCATTTGTGCTTCCGCTGCAATTTGTTCTAAGAATTGTTGCATAGACATTGGCTCTAATCCTTGTTCAAGCATGTCATCAACATATGCATCATACTCTTCTTCTAGTTGAGCCATCTGCATCATTTGTATTTGTTGTGGTGATTTAGGTCCTTCATTACCTGAGTAGGTAATTTCTGGTGCGCCTGTATCTAGTGATTCTAATCCTGTTTTCATATAATTTTTTAAGTTAGTTTAAAAGCAGGATTTTAACCTGTGGGTTTCCTATATTACTTGTTTTTGTCAAGTAAATCAAGCCTATGTTGTAACAGTTCTTTTCTGAACTTCTAATGTAGATAGGACCACATGTAGTCTGTTTGCCGTAGCAGCAGTTACTTTTAGTATTTCACTCTCCTCTAATATCAAAGGATTTGTTAATAATTCTGTAGTGCCATTAGCACTAATAGATTTTGTCTTAAATAAACTAAAAACAGCGTCTGATGTATCTGTAATAGTTACTGTTATAGTATCACCACTACCAGAATCATCAGACACTAATATAGATTTAACTATAGCGGTAGTGGCCGTTGGCACTGTATATAATGTTGTAGCGCTAGTTGTAGTTAAATCTACTTTTTTATTTTTAAATGTATTAGCCAAGGAAAAAAACCTCCGCTTCCGCTTCGTCTTTTAAATCTTGTTGATAAGTTGTGTTTAATTTTTGCACAATACTATCTACATCTCTTACAAACGATTGCTGTATTTGTTGATCATATTCTTTATTGGGTTGTGTTAATGCTTGTACTATTCTTGCCATTATCTTCTACCATCCGGTTGTATATCTAATCTAAATGTACCTAGTTTCCAAAACTGACTTGTGCTTGTGTTATCTACTTTTAAAGATATTGATCTAGCTCTAGCTCGTGTGTCTATTTTATTTGTAGAACTTGATATACTAAAAGGACCTAGTGTAGAACTAGCTTGTGTTTGATTAGGAAAGTCTCTTAAATTTAATGTAATCCTAGTGTCTCCTGTTTGTGATAAAAAATCTGGTAGCACTCTTCTTATTTTCATCATAAACTCACCATCACCTTGTAATCCTTGTTGACCAATATCAAAGTCACCAGATTCTATACTTGCAGTAATAGATGTAGTTGCACCTTCTCTTATTTGATCTAAACCTGTTTCGTGTTCATAGTAATAACTAACTCCATCAGTATTTCCTTGAACAAAAGTAGCACTTCCAGATGTACCATTAGAACTTGTATCATATTCTGTTGCATGAGGTTTACCAAACACAGCAGAATCTTGCCAAGCACTTCTTGCTAATGTGCCTGTGGTCCAAACGGGTCTATCTGGTGTTGAGTCTAAATAATTATAACAAACCATTCTGTTAACTGTAGTTGATCCTGAGTTAGGATAAAACCACATTACTTCACCAAACAAATTATTTAAGCCTGCATTAATATGTTGTTTTGGAATTGTATTAATATCATCGTAAACATGATCTTCAACCAAACATGGTAACGATTCTAGTTTACCTGTATATCTAAAGAAACCGTTTTCTGACATCCAATACGCAGTACCATCAACTTCAACCGCTGCATTTTTACCAATCAATCCACAGTTAGTACCAACTTGTTGAAATGAAAAAGTAAAAGGAGATCCTACAAAACGCATAATAAATAAAGCAGTATCTGTCCAAACGTAAATAGCATCCCGTCCTCTAATTGCTCCTATAATTTTAGATCCATCAGCTAATCTTTGTGTACCAGCGGTGTTAGTTGCACTTGGTGCGTAAGATGTTGTTTCATTAATAGATTCTTGATCAGAAAATCTTATAAACATTTCATCTTTTGTAGTTTTTGTGCCAATAGTTGTTTCCGTTCCAAAAAATATTAAGTGTCTGTCCGGTGTAGATATTAAACTAAATGCAGATGCTGTTGGAGCATTTGCTAATATTGTTGCTCGAGTTGTGTTTGCATTTGTTGCATCAGAATCCCATTCAAAAGTTTCTCCACCCGATATAGTTGCAATAAGTTTGTTACCAAAATTATCTAATGACCATAAACCTGGAGCTGTTATAATATCTCCTGATGTTGCACCATTCCATGCAAAATATTTAGATGCGTCGGTTACTGTTGCACCGGAAGAATGTATTGCAGCGGTCGTGCCAGAAGCTCCTCTTGTTAATCCAGATAAAGTTCCACCACTATTTCCTGTGTATGTTATTAATTCTGTTCCTATAATAACTGTTCCGGATGATGCAAATGATGTTGAACTAGCCATTGTTAAAGATGTTGCACTAGCGTTTATTCCTGATGATAACGTTGATGTAAATTGTCCTTGTTTTACACCACCCCATGATCCAAGTCCCCAACCTGTTGTTGCAACCTCGATTGCTGGTCCTACAGGATAATAATGTTGAACTCTAACACCACCTGATGTTGATGCACCTGATCCTGATTCGTTAGAAGACATAGTAATTGTTATAGTCGTATCTGAAGGTATGCTTGTTATCATAAATTTTACATCTTCAAAATCGCTAGATACAAAATTAGAATTTGTAATAGCTGAAAAATTATCTAACAATACAATATCACCAGCACTCATATTATGAGCAGATGAAAAAGTTATTGTAACCTCATCATCTCCATTAGTTGTAGAAAAAGCACTTGTTAAAGTTGTAGTAGATTTAATTGGGTGTATGTCGTAAAAAATACCTCCAGAATAAACGTACAATATTCTATTTGTACCTAACGCTGCATATTTAATACCAGATGCATTCACAAAATGATGAATGGCTGTATTACGTCCAGTCATTTCAATAGATCCTAATTGTGCCCAACCACCTATTTTTTCTGGCGTACCATATCTAAATCTAACGTTGTCACCATTAACCCATTGGCCTTCACCACCGGTTGCTGTAACCTGTTTATTAAAGCCTGGTGCAAATTGAACTTTTTGAAGCATTTTTTCCTATCTGGGGTTCTCGTCCAATGTAAGCCATAGTTTATTAATCCTTATTTGATATCAAATGATTTTTCCAAGCTAATTTAACTGCATCTGTCCAGACACCATTACAAACTGCTTGAACTTCAGCAGTTTCACTAGAAATATTAGTTGCAGCTAAATTATCGCTGTCATCTAAAGTTCCAGGCGTTAAAACATGTCTATGATATTTTCTTGTTAATTCTACGCTATCTTCCATAACTACAGTATCTGTTCTTACTTGAACTAATTTGTATTTTCCGACAACTTCGATTTTACCAATCTGTGTCTCTTTAGTTATTGCCATGTGTTTTCTCCTTTGTTATCTTCATTATTATATTGTTATCTTACTGAATAACAACCATTAAGTACCAGTTGATTTTTAGCACTTCCATCTAAAAAATCAGAACCTTGCATTCTAGACACACCACTTGCATTTGAGGCATTTTTCCATATATTAACTATGACACCATCTTGTGGAATTCTAAAAATTAAATCTCCATCAAAATCAGTATTCCATCTATAAAGAATACCAAGAGATAAACCTGAACTAGTATTGTCTCCAGTAGTAAAAGGCAATCCTGTAATTTCTACATCTCCACTTGGAGAAGATATACCATTAGTTGATAGTGCAATTTGCACATGAACTAAATTTCCAATTTTAACATATTCACCACCTTGTCCGCCCGCTGTCAGAGAACCGCCAGCAACAGTATATGATGGTGTAAAAGTCCCCTCTTCATAATCGTTTAATAATTCAGCTTGCATACCACTAGAATCACTTGTTGCAGAAAAATCTATACCATGTCCAGAAGCTAATATAAGATTACCATCAGTAATAGTTATATTACCACTAGAAGAACTTAATCCAGCTGTTCCAGCATTAGCTGTTAAATTAGCAACTGTCATTTTTCTTAATGCTGAAGCAGAGGCATCATGGATTAAAAGAGTATCACCATCTGCAACAGAAGTTTCTGCTGTTTGTCCTGTAATAGATGTTACATCTAAATGTTCATCAGAGACAGCATCATCAGCTATTTTAGCAGCGGTTACAGCATCTGCCCCAAGGGCAGTGGTGTCTACTTCATTTGCGGTTAAGTGCTCAGTTCCTACAACATCATCTGCTATCAAAGCATCTGTTATTGCATCAGCTGTTATACCACCTGTTTTTACTTTTATTATTGCCATAATTTATTATCCTCCAAATAATGCTGCTATTTCAGCATCTGTTAATGCTTCTCCTGCTTTTAATTTTGCCTTACCCGATGTTGCTGCGTTAGCTCTAGCTGTGTCAGCATCTTTTATTTCTTGTATTTTTGCATTAACATCAGCCTCACTTGGAATAGTTGCACCTTCTTTAATAATTTTAATATTGGCATAAGTCATTCTTTGATCATTAGGAATTTTATCTCCATTATCATCATGAGTTTTCCAACCATACCAATTACCACCATTAAAAGTTTGCAATGCTTCTTGAAAATAATCTCTATTCATTTTATGTATCTCCTAATCTAATAAAAGTTGCACTTGTGTAATTTGCACCACTATTACCATTAACATTATATCCATTATTTTCAGCTCCAGTTGCAAATCTTATTTTATGAGTTGTCGTATTTGTAACATCAAATATATGTTGTGCAGAAGCAGCAGCATTAGTAGTACTGCTGTTAATTAATTTTAAAGATGTTTTTGAAATTGCAACGCTGTTATAACTACTGTTATCCGTAGTAGCTGTTATAATACAAGCCATGTGATTTTGTTCAGTTGCATCATTAAAAGTTACATTGTGTGTGATAAGCCAAATTCCAGTTGCTGGAAAAGTAAATATTCCAGAAGATTGTGACATAGCAGTTCCGATACCACCATATCCATAAGTATCTGCTTGTTCCCAATTAGTAGTTATGTGATCTCCATTATCTAAATCATTTTGATCTGCTGAAAGTCTCCATTGATGAGCACCTTCAATACCACCACCAATATAAGTTTTAAGATCAGTTACTGCAGCTTGAACCATTGTTCCATTATCATTTAATACAACTCTATCTGCATCTGCAATTGTTGTAGAAGTTGCCGATGTTCCGCCATCAACTATATTTAGTTCTGCTGCTGTAGCATCTACAGCTGCAAGTTTAGTTAAGTCTGCTTGTACTAATCCTGAAACACCATCTAATAAATTTAATTCTGCTGCAGTTGAACTAACTGCTGTGCTTCCTAATGTAAGTCCACCATCTGGTACAACAATACCACTACCTGATAAAGCTGTAAAAGTATTTGCTGTAATTCTAAAGTCATCAGCACCTGCAACT